TTGTATGTCTCCACCGCCGCGCTCACAGCCTCCTGGATGGTCACGGCCCTGGCGCTGTCGCTGCGGTTGATGTAGTAGGTCAGGCCGATGGTGTAAGGCACTTCCACCGGGGCGGAAACGGTCACCCTGTCAGTCATTGGGCGGACCGTCTTGTCACTCAAATACTCCCGCAGGCCGCTTATCATGGTAGGGCCAGGGCTTTCCCCGTCCGACATGAGGAACACAATGTTTACCTCTCCCGCCTCCTGTTCGCTGGTGGCCACCACATCCCCAATGGCGTTGTTGTATTTCTTGGCGTGGTACAAATAGGCGTCCTCCGGGCCTGCCGTGGAATAGGCGCTGGGGGCCAAATAGACCCGCTCCGCCAGGTCCGCGTCACTCTCCACCGCCGCGCCGCCCTCGGTGATTTCCAGGTTGGCGACGCTCTCCACATATGGCACGGGATCCACCATGGTTTTCAGCTCTCCCACGGCCAGGCCGTTGCCCTCTGTGCCTGTGGCGGTACAGGTGGCCGCCACGTCCACGCTGACGGCCCCCGCCGGTATCTCCGCGTATTCGTCCGTCGCAAAGTACACGGACCCGCTGGAGGCCACCCTGGACCCCTGCGGTATCCCCGTGGCTACATCCCGCACCGCCGCAAGGGTAAAGCGCAGGGTGGTGGTGGCCGCCGACGCCGGGGACCGTGTGATCCCTTTCAGCAGGGCCAGGTTGTCCAGGAAATCGGAATAGCTGTATTTCAGCATACTTTGTTTTCCTGCCCGGTCGATGTACTGCATGGCCTGGTAGATCTGCGCCGCCGCCGCATACAGGATCATGCGGTGGACGCTGGAACGGTCCAGCGTTACGTCCACGCCCTCCGCCTTGGTCATGTATGCCTCATAGTCGGCCACCATTTCGCTGCGTACATTGTCCACGGTCTTGTTGTCAATAAAACTGATCTCCGGGGTGTTTTCAATCGCTGTCATGTCAGGCACTTGTGATCACCACCTTTGGATAAAATGTGCCGGCCTCGCCGTGGGTCCATTGGACTTCCTGCACCCGCACCTCCGGGATAAATTTGGCGGTCTTTTTTGTAACCTCCGCCGTGTACAGGCTTTTCGCTGTTGTCGGCGGCATATCCAAAAAATCCATATCCAGCCCAAACTCCCGATCTAGTGGCATGGTGCCCTCCCTGGTTGAGTACAGCAGGGACAGCTTGCGGTCCAATTCCGCCATGGCGTTGCCGGCGAATGTGTATTCCAGTTGAAAATCAAACGGTGAAACGGTCATGTGTATTCCTCCAGTGTGATGGAAAGGGTCGCCTTGGCCAGTTGGCCGCGGCTGTACATAGCTCCCCATGTCTCACTCGATCCGGTCAGGCGAAACGGATTTTTTCCCACCGGCCTGTTGCCTATGATCAGGTATTCCGCCGTTCCGGCCTCCACCATGGCCTCCACGGCCTCCAGCACGGTCCTGGGCCGGATCCCCAGGCCGGCGGACAGGTAGATGTCCAGTTTCACGGTCTGGTTTCCAGCCCCCAAAAACTCCGCCTTTGGCTTGGCTCCCATGGCCTCATGCTCCGCCCAGCGCCCGGAAATCTCCCGGCTCATGCTTTGCAAAATCACGGCCTGTTGATCGCTCACCCGGAAAACAATCTTTTTCCCCAGCGTTCCAATAACCATGGTTTCCTCCTATCATTTCGGCGCGGTGGTGCTGCCGCCCATGCTGTCCGTGTGGGTGTGGCTGATCAGGGACTTGCCCCCGGCCACCACATCCCCGGCGGTCGTGACGCTCTGCGCCGTGATATCGCCGGTCACGGTCAGGGTGCCTTTAACGGAAAGGTTTCCGGTCACTTCCACGTTTCCGTCCTCCACCACCTTGGCGGCCTTGATGGTCAGTGTTCCGCCAGCGTAGCGGATCATGGCCTCACCGGCGGCGCGGGCCAGGTCCTTGCGGTACAGTCCCGCTCCGCTCTCCGGCGGCGTGTTCTTGCTGTTCCAGTAGCGGCCCAGGACTAGCCCGGCCTCCGCGCCGTTGGAAAGATGCAGCACCATGACCTGATCGCCCACCTGGGGCATATTGTACTCATTGGATAGCATGGGTATGGGCTTGGTCACGCTGTCGTCCTTATCGTGATACGCCACCCGCACCAGGCCGGCGGCGTAGTCGATAGATGATATTTTCCCCACCCGGATCTCCTCTGCCATGTTGGTTTCCTCCTCAATCCGCAGTCAGGGCGTTGGCTGCGCTGATCAGCAGCGTGTCCAGCCAGGCCAGGGAAGTATAGGCCCCCGCCCAGTAGGCCGGGGAATTGATCACGCCGGTGTTGGTCAGCACTTTCAGCGCCGCGTCCACGGTGGTGACGCTGCGCCCGCCCAGGTTGGTCTTGATCCTGGTGGCCATGTTCAGCAGCAGGCCGTCCAGGTTCCTCACGTCTTTGTAGTGGGCCACCCAGTAGTCCGGGGATGTGATCACGCCCACAGCGGCCAGGCGCTGCGTGGCGTCCTTGATCACTTCCTCGGTCATCGTCTCCACCAGGGACAGCTCCAGGTCCATGGTGTAGCCTTTGCCGACGTGGTGGGCAATGCTGTCAATGTAATATTTGCCGGACAGGCGGCCCAGGCCCACCACGGTGACGCATTGGGAGGCCACCAGGGCAGCGTTGCCCGTGATGGTCATGGACAGCGTGGTGGCACTGTGGTTGGCCTTGTCCACCGCCGCCTTGATCTTTCTCTCCGCGTCCGCCGCGCTGTCCGCCTTGCCGGACTGTTTCAGGATCCGCTTTCCGGCGCCCACCGTGGCCTTGATCTCCTCCTCGGTGGAGGGGTCGGTGTATGTGTATTCCCCGCCGGTGTAGGTCCCGGCTAGGGTCTTTTTCCAGCTCCAGCTTTCAATGTCCGTTTCCCGGATGGTCAGCACAGGATCCTTTTTCTTGTATGCCTCCCGCCCAAACACGACGATTTTCTGTGCATACACCTTCATGGCGTATCCGTAGGTATCGCACAGGGACGCGTAGAAATCGCAATCCGTTTCCCCGGACTGTTCGATGGATTGGAGCGTAAAATCCGCCTCATCCACGTCCCAGACCAGGGAGATCCCGGCCCGCCCGGCAATTTCTTTCCCGATCTCCGGGATGGTGACATTTACCCAGGTCTTTGTCCGCTCCGTCTCTCGGAAAGCGCCGTCCGCCGGGACGGACACGGCGGAAATGGTGCCGGTGATCGGCCACCCGGAAAACTCAAAATTGTCCAGGATGAAAAATCCGCAGGGGAGGGCGCGGTTGTCGCCCTCCTGGTCCCAGTCGTAGATCCTGATCGTGGCCTCCAGGGTGTCGCCCGCCAGGGGCATCCAGGCCACCGTCCACTGGCGGCCCCGGTCGTGGATCGCAATGTCCAGACTGTCCGCCTCTCCGCTGGCTGGGTCGGTATATGTGATCTCGGTATCCTGTCCGGCCATTTTGCTTTTGACCGCCGCACCGTTCCAGGTCAGATCCACCGCCGCGCTGCGTGTTTTCATGTTCCAGTCCTCCAAATCGGCAGGTTGTCCGTTTCGTCATCCTCCGGGATCGGCGGCGTTTGGAGGACAACGCCCTGGCCGAAAACGAAAGTATCCAGCAGCGGGAAATTGTGCTGCATCAGCCAGCCGGTGTATTTTTCATCCCCGTACACCTTGAACGCGATAGCGTCCCAGGCGTCCCCCTGCTTTGTGGTGTAGGTGTTCGCCATTGGTTGCCCCTTTCTCCCGTCCTCTGGCCAGGCCCGTCCGCTCAATTTGCCAAACGTTTGGCGTTCTTTCTGCGCCTAAAATTGGGCCTGGCCGGCAAGGACAGGGCAGTTATGCCGGGGAAAAGCGTTTGCGCCGCTCCTCCTCTTTCATCTGCTTATACAGCCGCTTGAACTCCGCAAAGCTCACGCGGCCCGCCTCCTCGGCCTCCTCGCGGGTGGTGCTGCCGTAGAAGTTGAACACCGGGGAAAAGGTGATGGTGTCCCCATCACCGTTGCCCTGGGTTCCGCCGCCGCCGGGTTTCTTTTTGTCCCAATCATCCAACAATGCCGCCAGCTTACTAAGCGGCAGGACCGCCTCCGGCTCTCCGCCCTCACCGATCTGGGCCAGAGTGGGCGCGGTGGCAATACCACCAGACGCCAGGGCCGGAATGGTCGGGAGACTAAAGCCCAGGGTCCTGCCGGCCCACTCTCCCAAAATGCTCCAGTTTGGCAGTTCAAAAGAAATCCCGTTTATCTTGTTCAGCACAAAGTTGATGGCGGAGATCACCCCGTTGATCGGCGCCTTTGCCAGGTTGACCAGCAGGCCGAACAAATTGCCGAAAATATTCACGATATTTTGCCAGGCGTCCCGCCAGTTTCCAGAAAATACGTTGTCGATAAACTGGATGATGTTGGAGAAAATCGCCTGGATATTTGCCCAGGCGTCCGAAATGCTGGTCCACACACCTTCCAGGTAGGCGCCCAGCAGGGGGAAACGCTCCCCGATAGCGGAGATTGCCGCCTGTACCGCGCCGTCGATTGCGGACCAGACAGCGGACACCTTGCCGCCCAGCTCCGCGGCCTTGGCCTTTACGGTGTCCCAGTTTTTATACAGCCAGACGCCCGCCGCCACCAGCGCCGTGATCGCCACCACAGCGATCCCCACCGGGCTGGTCAGGAAGTTCATAGCCGCGCCCAGGCCCTTGGTGGCGACAGCCGCCGCCTTGGAGGCCACCGCGCTGGCGTTGACTGCTACCGTGTGGGCCGCCGTTGCTGCCGTGGCCTTGGCTTTCAGCAGCAGATCCTTGGCCTCCAGGCCGTACAGATACATGGTTTCCGCCTTGTCCTTTGCCTTCGCCGCAATCAGCGCCGGGATCGTTTTTCCGCCCAGCAGGCCCACGGCCACCTTGTGGAGGTTCACCACGGCGTTGTATGCGGTCAGCGCGGTTTTTGCGGTCTTGTAGGCCGCCACAACGCCCACAATGACGCCGCCGGTTTTCAGAATTGCGTCCCGGTGT